TAGGAATGCTTGAAGGCGTTGTATTTAGTAATTGGAAACCTATAGACATCATACCAAAAGATGCAAGACTTGTAGGCATAGGAATGGACTTTGGTTACACGAATGACCCAACGTCAATAATTGAAGTTTACAAACATAACGAAACACGAATCCTAAACGAAGTAACCTACCAAACAGGTTTACTAAATAGCGACATAGCAAAACTACTTCCTAAAGATGTTCCTGTTTACGCAGATAGTGCAGAACCTAAAAGTATTGCAGACATTCAACGCTATGGAATAACGATTAAAGGCGTAACGAAAGGACGTGATAGCATTAATTACGGTATTGATGTAATGCAACGTGAAGAATATTTGGTGACGTCTAAGAGCATAAACCTAATTAAAGAACTTAGGTCATATTGTTGGGATAGTGACAAGACAGGAAAACGATTAAACAAACCTATTAGTATGTTCGACCACGCAATTGACGCAGTACGTTATCACGAAATGGAAACGCTAGGAATGAATAAGAATTACGGAAGCTATAATATTCTGTAAAGTACAAAAACACGAAAACTAAGTTATATATATATGAAGATTGATATAGTACTACCATCGTCACTTTCTGAAATACCTTTAAGTAGGTACCAGGAGTTTATCAAAATGAAAGATAACAGTAATGACGAAGAATTTATTGCACAGAAAATGATACAGATTTTTTGCGGTATTAAGTTAGGCGATGTTGCTAAGATAAAGATGAAACACTTAAACGATTTGATTTCGCACTTCACAAAGATATTTAGCGAGAAGCCACAACTGGTAAGAAAGTTTAAGATCAAGAACATTGAATTTGGCTTTATTCCAAAGTTTGACGATATAAGCTTCGGAGAATATGTGGATTTAGAACACCACTTAAAAGATTGGAAGACGTATCACAAGGCTATGGCGGTTTTATACAGACCTATAAAAACAACGTACAAAGATAAATATGAGATTGTAGACTATGAACCTACAGAAGAAATGCAGGACTTAATGAAGTTTGCGCCTTTAGATGTAGCTATAAGCAGCAGTTTTTTTTTGTCGAATTTAGGAATAGAATTACTAAAAGCTATCCCTCGTTATTTGAAGAAAGAAATGAAGACGATGACGAAGGATTCAACCAATTCTCAGAGCGACACCAATTCGGAAAAAATTGGGGATGGTATTCAAGCATCTATGGATTATCTTCAAACGACCTTACAAAGTTTGACATCGTTACAGGATATAAACTTACTAAATGTCTTACCTATCTCAGTTTCGTCAAGCAGAAAAACGAAATCGAAGCCAGAGAACTTAAACAACAAATGAAAAGATAATGGATTATTTTAACCTTATAGACAAACTAAAAACGCACTTCGATAATGATGTTCTAGTAAACACCGTTACACAAGGAAACCTGTTCGATGTTGATTTAAACAAGCAGGATATTTTCCCGATGGTGCATTTAATAGTTAATACTGCTTCACTTGAATCTAATGTAGTAAGGTACAACATATCTATTCTTGCTATGGATATTGTAGACATATCAAAAGACGAAACAATAAGCAAGTTTGATGGTAACGACAACGAACTATATGTATTGAATACGCAGCTACAGGTTTTAACAAGGTGCTACGAACTTTTGCTTAGAGGGGATTTGTGGACAGATGCTTTTCAAATAGACGGCAATCCTACTTGCGAACCTTTTGTAGACCGCTTTGAAAATAAGCTTGGCGGTTGGACTATGACTTGCGATATTCTTATTCCAAACGGAATGACAATCTGCTAATGGCTGAATTTAAAAACATACAAGACCTATTAGATGACTTTAAAGACAATGTAGTTAGAGAAGCACGAAGAAATGTTAAGAGCAAAGGAACGCTTAAAAATAGCATTAAAGGCTATGTAAAGGAATCTCCTAACAGTATACAGATAAGTTTTGAAATGGAAGACTACGGTGCTTTCGTAGATCAAGGTGTAAAAGGTGCAAAAAGCAGTAGTAAAGGAAACAAACAAAATCAATCTCCTTTTAAGTTTGGAACTAATTCATCTTTGATAGGAAAAGCGAAAGGCGGAATGTCTGGAATAATGACGAAGTGGGTTAAGCAGAAAGGCTTCCAATGGAAGGACAAAAAGACAGGAAGATTTATGAGTTATAAATCTATGGGTTACATTATAGCACGAAGTATTTATAGCAAAGGATTAAAGCCTAGTTTATTTTTTACTAAGCCTTTTGAAAAGTACTTTAAGAAGCTACCACAGGAACTTGTAGATAAATACGGATTAGATATAGAAAACCTATTCAACCAAATAACAAAATCAAACTTTAAGAAATGAGCATTAATTTATCACGTTCACCGTTTATAATTGAAATTGCAGAAACTGGGCAGACATCTACACGCATAGAATTGTATTTATGGAATACAGGAAGTCAACCTGTTTCGCCACAATACACACTAAGTAAAAAAATACCTGCTTCAAACAACATAAGCACGTTTTATAATATTTCTCCTTATGTAAAAGAATACTACAACTTTACAACTTGGCAAAATTTATACAATACTTATGATGCTGCGATAAGCACCGATTACGTTGTGCAGTATGCAGTAAAAAGATTCAAAACAATAGGCGGTTCCGAAACGCCATTACTTCCAAATTTGACAGGTGAGTTTATGGATGGCTACGGTGACTATATGCAAGGCTTAAATCCTGTAGGAAATACAACAGTAGGACTTAATGAAGGAACATATTTATATAACTACGATTCAGACTTACCAACAGACCAAGCAAATGCAATGGCAGGAAGTATAGACGTAAACTTTACAGATGTATTTGAATTTATTAGATATACAAATATAAGAACAGGAGTAATAACTAATATTCCTTTTACTACAACAGGATTAAAAACTTTTAGCAGAGTGCATTTAACAAATATCGCAGATGGAAACAAAGTAGAACTTTTGCGTGGTGCTTCTGTAAAATGGACGGGAACGTTTAAGCCACAATGCGAACCTAAATACCAACCTGTACAAGTTGACTTCATTAACAAATACGGTTCTTGGTCTAGGATATTCTTCCAAAAAGCAAAGACAAGAAATATAAATGTAAAAGCAGATAACTACAAATTAAACCCTGCGGCACTTCCGTACACGCCATCTAATCAAGGGCAAGTAAAAGAATTTAACAAGACAGGAAAAGAAAGCATAAAGCTTAATACAGGATTCGTAAATGATGGATATGCAGAATACATTCAACAACTTCTACTAAGTGAAAAGGTAACGCTACTAGATTACGAGAATAATACTTTATACACACCTGTAAACGTACAAACTAAAAGCCTAAAGAAACAAACAGGTTTAAATGATGGTACAATGAATTACGAACTTACATTCGATTTTGCTTATGACTTAATAAATAACGTAGTATAATGAGAACGGTTCAAGTATACATAGAAGGTCAAAGGTTAGACTTATTTGATGACGAAACAATAAGCGTTACAAGTACACAACAAAACGTTCAAGATATTAGCAAAGTATTTACGGACTTTTCGCAGTCTTTTAGTGTTCCTGCTTCAGTAAAGAACAACGAAATATTTCATCACTTTTATGAAAATGACATAGGAGATTTAGCAGACGTAAATACATTATTTGATTTTAACCTACGAAGAAACGGAAATATAGAAATAGACTTTACACCTTTTAGAACAGGAAAAATAAGCCTAGAAAAAGCAGAAGTAAAAAACAATAATCCTTATTCTTATCAAATTACTTTCTATGGAGATGTAGTAAGTTTAAAAGACCAATTCGGAAACGATAAACTTGTAGATATTAAGTTAACAACTACAGATTTTACTTATAATGCAGCAGCGGTTAAAAGTAGAATTATAGATGGAGTAACTGACTATGAAATACGTTTCCCATTAGTAGCAGATAGGAATTTAACCTATGGAGATGGGGGAAGCACAGACATAAACCCCGATACAGGAGTAGGTGCAATACACTTTAACGAATTATTTCCTGCTATAAAAATAGAAACATTATTTGCAGGTATACAAACACGATATGGAATAACCTTTAACGGCACTTTTTTAGATAGCAAACAATTTAAAAACGCATTTTTATTTTGCCAAAATGAAAACGAATTTGTATTTAGTAGTAAGCGACAAGAAGTAGAATTTAATTTAGTTTTTAACGGAGGTAATAACTACAATTCATCACTAACTGCTGCCGACTATTTTAATACGACTACAAATACTTTAAGTTATATACATCAACCTTTCAATACTGCCTTTCCAAATTTACCAAGTGGATATTTTCAAACGGATTATAGAACCAGAGTAGGTGCAGACGTTTTTACATCTTCCGCAGCTATATATTATTTAGATATATTTTCTAATGGTCAACTTGTTCAAGTTATAGAAGGAACAGGGAATACAAGTTATTTTATAGCAGAAGATTTAGGTTCTATTACTTCATTGAATAGGCAGTACACGTTTAAGGTTAGAGCGCAAGAAGCAATGACAATAAATGTATCTATAACCTACCAACAAGAATGCACTATATTTAATGGTTCTAATAGTTTAGATTTAAGCAATTTATTTTATGGTAATTCTAATTCTTTTAGTGTTCTAAGCGTTTTTGGAGTAAATAGTTATTTGCCCGATATGACTGTAGAAAGTTTTTTTAAAGGAATATTAAAGATGTTTAATTTAACTTGTTACGGAACAGAAGCAGATGTTTATCAATTAGAACCTTTAACAGATTGGTACGATAAAGGTGCAGTTGTAGATATTACGCAGTACACGGATATAGAAAGCATAAACGTAGACAGAGTAAAGTTGTACGAAAACATAGAATTTAAGTATCAAGAAAGCGAGAGCGCAACAAATACAATTTTTAGAGATTTAACAAGTAGGAATTACGGAAATACTTCTGAGAATTTCTCTTATGATGGTGGTGATTTTAAAATAGAATTGCCGTTTGAAAATATGATGATGCAAAAGTTTGCAGGTACTACTTTACAAATAGGCGAAACATTGAATCAAGATGGCAACAGGTACACCCCTAAACCACTTGTAATGTATATGTATGATAGTTTAGTTACTAGATTTAGCTTTACAGATAACACTACGCCCGAAATTTTATCTTTGTATGTGCCTTTCGGTCAAGACTTAATAGATTCAAACATAAATTACACGCTAAACTTTAACGCAGATATTTCTACTTTACTAGATGAAATTGTACCTAATACTTTATTTAGTATTTACTATTCACAGTATTTAAGCAATCTATATAATTTAAAGAATAGAGAAACAACCGTAAAAACGAATCTGCCGATAAGCTTACTTACAAACCTAGAACTAAACGATAGACTTATAATTAGGGATAAGCGTTATATGATTAACGATATGAAGTCCAACTTAACAACTGGAGAAGTTAATTTCACTTTGTTAAATGATTTTAGCGATGTTATAAGTGGCGGAACTAATGTTCCTGTAGACCCATTACAACCATCAGATGGCGCACAATGTTTAGACGTAAGAATACTATTTCCTAACGGTGCAAGTAGCGCAACGATAACGACAACTGATGCAGGCGTAACAATAACACCAAGCACACTTACAACAGACGGCACAGTAAACGTTTGTATTCCTGCAAACACAGATACGATTGGTCTGCTTGTAACTGAAGACGATAGTGCCTACATAAACACGGAGAACTTTTTAAGACTAAGAACAGAAGAAGGTAATGTAGCTATCTACACTTTATTAGTTACCTATACTTATCCAAACGGAACACAAGTAGCTAACCAAATATTTATACAACAACAACCGTAATATGCTAAAGAACATTATAGACCTGCTTCAAGTAGATGACTTCATAAACGAAAGTTACAACATACAAATTGCAAAAGGTTTGTACTCATTACCAAAAGGAAGAAAAGAAATAGTAGCGCAAATAAAAAGAACGATATACCTTAAACAACAAAAATAATGGCAGTAAAAAAAACCATAGAAATAGACGTTAAGAATAACTTTAAAAAGTCTGCTAAAGATTTAGACGGCTTAAATAAAGAACTAAAGGAAACGGCACAAGAAACCAAAAACGTACAGAAAAGTACAAAGGAAGCAAAAACCGATATGGGTGCTTTAGGTGCTACAAGGTTTACAGGAGTAATTGCTAGTGTAGGCAAAACGGTTAAGGCTTTTTTCACTTTAAGAGGTGCAATTATCGCAACAGGTTTAGGTGCTTTACTTATTTTATTGGTATCTATTAAGTCTGCTTTTACAAGGTCTGAAGAAGGGCAAAATAAATTTGCCAAAATTCTTGCGGTTATTGGTTCTGTAGTTGACAACTTACTTGATGTTTTAAGCAGTTTGGGTAAGACTATTATTTCAGCATTTGAAAATCCTGTTGAATCAGTAAAAAAGTTAGCAAAAGCGATAAAAGATAATATAGTAAATAGGCTAATCGGTTTATTAGAATTACTTCCTGCATTAGGTAGTGCTATTGAAGAAGTATTTAGTGGTAATTTTAGCAAGGCAGGACGTATTGCAACCAATGCCGTTGCAAAAGTAACGCTAGGAGTAGAGAATTTTACGGAAAAAGTAGAAGCCGCTGCCGAAGCAACAAAAGAATTTCTTGCAGAAGTTGAAAGAGAAGCTGCAATAGTGGCAGGAATTGCAGACCAAAGAGCAAAAGCAGACAAAATAGAAAGAAAATTAATAGTTGAAAGGGCAAAGGCACAAACCGAGATAAGCGCATTACAGTTAAAATCAAGGCAAGAAGAAAAATTTAGCGAAGAACAAAGAATGTCTTTTGCTAAACAAGCGTTAAAAAGAACAGATGAACTACTTGCAGGAGAAGAAGAAATTTTAAAGATAAGATTTGAAGCTATAAAGTTAGAAAACACTTTAGCAGAATCCAACAAAGAAGCAAAAAATGCAGAAGCAACTGCGGAAGCTGCTTTAATAAATTTACAGACAAGAAGACTAGATGCAGAAAAAACTGCTACTAAGTTTTTAAATACTTTAAGAGATGAATTAAAGGCAAAGAATAAAGCAAGAAAAAAGGTAGAAGAAAAAGCTTTAATTTTTGGTGTAGAGTTTACAGAAAAAATGAGCAACGAAGAAATTGCAATACTTACTGTAGCAGCAGAAAAGAAATTTAAACTAAAAATAAAAGAAGGACAAGAATTAATTAAAACACAAGACGCACAGGATAAGCTGAGTTTTAAGTTGATGGAAGATGGCTTTGCTAAAGAATTAGCAGCATTAGTAAAATTACAAGAAGATAGGCTTGCGATTGCAGGAGATAATGAAGGATTAGAAGCACAGGTAATAGCAGATTTTAACGAAAAAAAATTAGCATTAGAGCAAGAATATAAAGATAAATTAAAGGTAATAGATGACAAGGCAACTGAAGATTCATTAGCCAATATAGAAAAAGAACGACTTGCAAAACTAGCGGGAATTGATGCGGGTTTAGATTTTGCTAAGAAAGGTGCAAATGCAGTACAAGCTTTAGGCGATGCGATATTTGCTAACAAAATGTCTAAGCTTGAAAAAGGAAGTAAGGAAGAAGAAGCACTTGCAAAAAAACAATTTAAGTTTAATAAAGCATTACAATTAGGTGGTGCTATTATTGATGCAGGAAAAGCAATTACTGCTTCTTTGGCTGCTGCGCCAATTGCTTTGGTAGGTGTTCCTAATCCTTTGGGTATAGCATCCCTTGCATTTGCTGCAACAACTTCCGCAGCAAATATTGCTAAGATTGCTTCTACTAAATTCGAATCTCCTGGAGGTGTAGCAAGTACACCATCACCAAGTTTAGGAGGTGGTGGCGCACCTAATTTTAATGTGGTCGGTGATAGTGGCGTAAATCAATTGGCTTCATTACAACAACAACCTGCGCAAGCTTATGTAGTAAGTGGAGATGTTACAACGGCACAGGCATTGGATAGAAATAGAATACAAAACGCAACACTTTAACGAAACCTAAGTTATATAGATATGAAGATAGTAGAGTTGATATTAGACCCAACAGACGAACAAAGCGGAATCGAAGCGATAAGCGTAGTAGAAACGCCTGCGATAGAAGAAAATTTTATTGCACTAAACAAACAGGAAGTATTGCTTAAAGAAGTAGACAAAGAAAAGCGTATTTTAATGGGTGCTGCCTTAGTGCCTAATAAACAAATCTTCAGACGCAATGAAAAAACGGACGAAGACTACTACATTTTCTTTTCAGAAGACACAGTAAGAAAAGCTAGCGAATTATACTTCCAAAAATCTAACCACCAGAACGCAACCTTAGAACATAGCGAAAAACTAAAAGGAACTACAATCGTAGAAAGTTGGATTGTAGAAGATTCCAAAACAGATAAAAGCGCATTGTACGGAATGGATTTACCTA